CCACACAAAGCATTGGTCTTTACGTCCAGATGTGCGGTAGGGGAATGAGAATCCACGAAGACAAAAGCAATTGTCTGCTCTTAGACTATGGAGAGAACGTTGCTCGTCATGGATGCTTGGACGAAGTATCTCCCGGACAAGCTAACGAAGGTCGCTATCATCCTAAGATTTGTTCTGCTTGTAACGTTATCAACTCACCATCAGCCAAGGAATGTGCTGAATGTGGACAGGTGTTTGAATCAAAACAAACCAAGTCTTTGTGGACCAAGAAAGAAAGAGAGGTCGCTAGAAGAACCAAAGCAGAGAAGCAAGCCGTTCTATCGGACGAAAGAAAAAAATCTAAGCCGGTGTTCAAACCCGTTACAGATATCTATGCCACTGTTACCAAGTCTAAGAACGGCAGTGATTACTGTCAGGTTGTCTTTACAGTTGGAGATGAATTCTTTCCTAAGAAGATGCCTCTTATGTTTGGACACCCCACAGCACACAACATGGCGGTGCGTAAATGGAATAAGATAACCGATGAATGGGGATCTCCAAAGCAAGCGTGGATGGCTGCTGAACTAATAAACAATGGAGCTTTCGATACAATATCTGAGATAGTTGTGCAGAAGCAAGGCAAGTACGAGAACGTTATCGGTATTAGAAATAAAAAAAATGAGAGAATAAAATTATGACAATCGTTCATGAACTGTTAGATCAAGTTGAGTTAATTGAAGAGCAACACAAAAGGTTTTACTTAGGCATTAGTGGTATTGGTAATTCAAACCAACGTCTAGTGTGGATGCGTTATCGTTGGTTGATGCCAAACGATTGGGAGCCAAGAGTCCTACGTCTACTAGACCTAGGTAACGTGGTAGAAGATGACCTTATTAAGAAGCTCAGAAAGATACCTGGTGCTTCTATCTATGACGTAGATAAGAATGGTAAACAGTTTGAAACCGAAGCTTTAGGAGGGCACGTTAAAGGCCATATAGATGGTGTAGCCAGTAACCTTCCGGGGCTCGATCAAGACAACCCATATCTGTTAGAGTTCAAGACGGCTAACGACAATCGATTTAATAACCTAAAGAAGTTAGGAAGCTATTGCGATTGGTCAGACGAGTACGCTGCTCAGTTGCATTTGTACATGGGCTTCTTTAAATTCAAGCACGCCATAGCCATTGTCTACAACAAGAACAACTCAGATCTTTACACTGAGATAGTTGAGTTTGATAAAGAGTTGTTTGATACTTTAATAGAGAAAGCCAAGAACGTTCTGCTGTCTGAGTCTCCCCCAGAGAACTACATACCTGAGACTGACTATCGTATCCGCAGTTACATGACACCAGGGCAACAAGCTTCTTATCTGGGTAGAGCTTTGCCTGAAAAAATTCATTGCCGTTCGTGTCGGTTCGCAAAAGTAGACATAGATAAAGGCGATAGCCATTGGCATTGCACTCAGCACGATAAGAAAATAAGTAATGAACGTCAGACCAAAGGTTGTCCTCGTCACAATTACATTCCAGAACTGATACCGGCTAGAGTTGTGGAACAAGATGATGACATAGTTGTGTACGAGAAGGATGACTTTAGATTCGTTAACGTTCCGGGCGATAAGAGTTCAAAGGACACCAACTTCTACTCTAGTGAAGAGTTGATTCAAGTAGTTAACTCTGGGTTTCCGGTAGAACTGCTAGAGAAAGTGGACTGGATTAAGAAGTCTTTGAATGGGACGATAGTTGAGATTAAGCCTTGGGTTCAGACGGGCGTTCCGTTCTAAGTTATTACCAACTCGCACCTTGGGTTCTCTTTGTCCACGCCACCAAACCTATAGACCACTTCTTTGATCTGCTTGAAGCTATCGTCTTCCAGGATCTCAGCTTTAACCAAAGCATCGCACGCAAACTTATCTATGATTGAACAGGGATTGCTTACGTCAATACGTCTTTTGCTCTTGGCGTAGTAGGTGTAGGTTAGAGTTACCGGCTCAGAGAAACTGTCAAAGTCTTCTAGCCTGGGTATAAGATTATCGGTGTAAAGTTTTTTGGCTATAGACAATACCCGGTAGTGAGCATTGCGATAGTTGTTTAGATTGAGAATGAACTTCTTTTTCTTTGAGTAGAAGACTTCTAATGGTAGGTCAATTTCCAAGCTTAAGGTTTTCCTGTAAGAATTTTATTCAGCTCCTCCTGTCTGAGAACGTCTGATGCTTTTGATTGTACTCCAGGATCTACAAATTGTCCTTGTAAACTTTGTCCTGTTAAATTTGCTTGAGCTTTAGATAAATCTAATTCAGGGACTGGTTGAGCAGCTTTTCTTTCTGTTCCTTGTAAAGCAAAATTAAGAACGTCTTTATTAATTTGACTTGGGTTAAACAATCCTTGCATGACCATATCCCTATTAGCCACTTTAGCAACTTTTAATTGTTCATCTATTTCATATTCTTTTAGACCAAGAGTTCTAGCATCTTCTATGGCCGTGTAAAGCGTTCGTAAAGAATTGTATCTGGCTTCATTGGTGTTGATGTATCCTTGAACAAAGTCTTGTGCATCTCTTTCGTTGTTAGATCTTAACAACCTGTTGTATTCATTGGTTGTTTCTCTTATGGCTCTTTTAGCTTCGGCTGCTTTGTAATAAAGAGATCTATCAATCTGTGGTTTAACGACTTTTATTCCTGTAAATGCTGACACCATTGTTTCTGCAACATCAATGGGTTTACCCCTTGGACTGATTGCTCCCTTTTTTCCAGTAGCTAAAGAAGCAACGGCAGTAATAAAATCTTTTGGTACGATCTGAGTACCTTCAGCATCAACTTCAAATGTAACTGGAAGGGCTGTTGGTGCTATTGCATTAAATACATGTAAAAATTGTTTTTGCATTTTAGTGCCCAACACATCTGATTCATTAAAAATATTTCTACCTGTAGATGTTTTTCCTTCTTTAGCCTCAAGAACTGCATTCGCACCAAGGCTTGTAGATAAGAAAGGATCTGTCATTTCTCCTATTGAATCTATTGTTGCATTGCCTACTATATTCATTAAGCTTGCTTCGTTTCTATCACCTTCAGCAACAGCATTTAATACAGCTCTAACAGGTCTTTGTAAAAAGTCATAAGGATTGGTGTAACTGTAATTAACAAAACCTGTAATGTTCCCAGCAGAATCTGTTTCAGTTGGGATCATGGTGGCTGTTTTTTCCCAAGGTGCAGCAAAGGATCTTTTGTATGCATCTATTTGTTCTTGTTCTGCACCTGTTAAAGCTAAACCGGCTGCTGTTAATCCAGCAGGCAACCCAACAGTTGTTGTAAATGCAGATGTTATTCTTCTCATTCCTACTTTTTGTAATTCAGAGTTACTGCTTGCTAGTTCTTTAATTGCTCTTTCTATAGTGTTGCCAGTATTTCTAAAAATTTCAGCAGGAAAAGCTGTAAAGTTACCAAACACAGGAATAAATTTTAATTGTTTTACTATTTCAGGGGTTCTTGAATAAGTTGGTGTTATATCTAAAGCTATGGTTGCACCCTCGCCTTTAATAAATTTATCTAATAAATTTTTAGGATTTTTTACTCCATCTCTTGTTTGTTGTTCAAAAATTTCTTGGCTTAATTTTTTTAATTCACCTGCTTGAACAACAGCCCCTAGTTGTTCATCTGGTCCTGAGGCTTTAATAAGCTTTTGAATATCAGGATCAGAAAAATTTTTAACAGCAGTAACCGGAATAACAGCATCATCAGCAGAGTCAGCTATAACTTTTGTAAGTTTCGATTGTTCACCATTCCAGTTTACCATCCTAGCTGCGTTGTCTGAACCTGTATAAACTCTTTCAATAGGTTGTAATACAGCTTTTTGTATTCTACTTATAACACCATTTGATTGTATTTTTTTCATCAAAGCAACATCTTCTACAACATAAGCACCTACGTCAGCTATTTCCTGTAATTGCACTCCTCTTCCTACTACAATTTGATAATCTCTTGCTTCTTTAATTTCTTCTTTGTATTTTGTTTTTCCTCTTGGATCAAGTACGCCAGCAAATGATTGTTTAAAAGTCTTTGTAAAATTAGCAGAGGGTCCAAGGTTTCCATTCATGGCTGCAAAAATTGGAACACTAGTATTATTTCTTATGTGAGCACCAATTGATAATAAAGTTTTATTGTATTGTCCTACTGTTTTTAAAGCCAATAATCCTTTGTAAGTATTTTTTAAAATATCAGGCATTAGTTCTTTAAAACCATCTGCTGCTACTCCAAGAGATTTAACAAAAACCTCTGGTGCATAAGTATTTTCTAAAGCACCAGCTTCAGGACCAAACTTTACATAGTCAACGTTCAAACCATCTATTTCATTAGCTGGAATAATATCTCTTAATTTTTTAGTTTCAAGGTCTAAAGTATTTACGTCCATTGCTTTGAAATCATCAACGGTTTTTAGAAAGGGTGTTGTTCCTCTTTGAAGTGCTGTGTCATTAAGAATTTTTATATCATCAAAAGCTTTTATGTCTCCTACTAAAGTAGCAACTTTAGACATAGTAGCGGTTGTTGCAAAAGCTTCATCTTGTAAAGCTTGTTTCCATTCTGATCCTTCTTTGTAATTAAGAGGAGTTATTTCACCTAAAGCTTCTCTAATTTCAGGCAAGTTTTTTAATTTTTTCCCTTTTAATAATCCACTTTTTATATTATTTACATACAATTCTGGAGTCTGATAAGTTTTTTTAATATTTTCAGGATTTTTTATATCGTTAAATATTTGTCTTGCTTGAGATTCGGCAAGGTCTCCTTTTAAACCAGCTATTTCTGCTATTTTTTTAATAGCTCTATCGTATACTTCAGGTGCTGGTTGAAAATTTGGATCTAAAAAAGTTCTGTAAAGAGTTGTTCCATACATGCCATTGTTTAAAATCAATGCTTCTTTAAACCCTGATTCTAAAGTTAGACCAGGTATGGTAGTTTTACCTGCAACCAACTTAGACAACAGTGCTTCTTCTTGACGAAACAATTCTTTGTTATCTCCAAGTATAGAAGACAAATGATTGTCAACATCTACATTTAAAGTTTCGTAATCTATTTTATTTCCTGAACCTTCAAAGCTTTTTATTTTATTAAATGATTCAGTTTCTATCTGTTTCATCTTAGCTCTTTTTGGTATTCCGGTTAGCCCTGGAAAATTTCTTTCAACAACAATTAAAGGATTTCTATAAGATGTAATTGCTTTAACCAAATCTAAAGCATCTGTTTCATTTAACTTTCCGCTTGATGCAGCTTCTCCTATTGTTTTTTGAACTTTATCCATAGCATCTCCAACTCCTAGAGTAAGATCTACAGCGTATGATTTTTGAGCTTGGTGAACATTTGATATTGCTGTATTGTTTTTTGCAGTTTGCTCAAACGTACCACCATATGTCATGTTTTTTCTTAAGAAATCAAACACACCTTTGTCTGCTTTTTCTGCAGCTGCAACACCCCCGGTTTTATTATTTAAACCTTTGGCTAGTGCATTAAAATAAGGTGCAGCTAAATCTAATCCGCCTCCTGCTAATCCGACTGCGCCTCCAACAATTTTTGGAGCAGCGTAAACAAATGTTGATGTTTCAGCAAAAACTTGCAATCTTTCTTTTAATCTTGCAGCAGCAGCCTCTCTGCCTTTAAGATTTTTAATTCTTTCTTCATCGCTTTCTTTATCAAACATATCTGCAAAAGTATCGATATCATCTGTAGCAACGGCAGCATCTACCGCACCTATGGCTGCTAGTTGTTTTGTTTTGCTTAATCCAGATAAGGCTTTAGTAACACCAAGCCCTGGAATACCAAATTGAAGTACCGTCTGAACTGTTTTACCAGCTCTACCTTGTACGTCTGGCTTAATAGACTCAAAGAATTCATTAACGTTGTCGGTTACTTCTGTATTAAAAAGAAGATCTACTACTGTGGTCGGTATAGTAGCAACACCTTGGACTGCTGAAACAGCAGCAGCAGGTACTGCCCTTCCTATGTCTCCTAGGCCAGAGCCAGAGCCACCCGGTCCTGTTTTAGCAGCTCTTTCAGAAGCTTTTTTAATTTCTTCTGGGTCATTGCTTTCAACAAATATTCTTTCTCCACTGTCTAAAGTTATTATAGGCATAACTTTTTATGTCTTTCTTATAATCCTTTTAGCTAGTTCATTAGGATCTTCATTTGTTTCTTGCATTAATGCTAACATTGAAATGTCATTTAATAAAACACCAGGGTTATTTGCATCAACCACTTCTCCATCTTCATCACCAGTTAATATTGTTTTAAATTTTGTTAGCAACATCTGTGCTGCTAACTGAGACTCTTTTGTTAATTTACTACCGCCAGCTTGTAAGTTTTGTAGTCTTGAAATATCTTCATCACTCATTGCTAATAACTTTTCTTGTTCTGACAATCCTTCTTCTTGTCTAACGCCTTCTGCCATAGCTGCTTGTCCAAAGTCAGCGATAGCATTTCTTGGAACAAAGCCTTCACTTGGTTGCATCATAGCCAAGAATCCTGCCATCATTTGTCTTGCAAACTCAGGGTCTTTACCAAGCTTATCAGTGTAGCTTCCGGGGAAAGATGCAAGGTAGTCCATGAATACAGGTTCTGTTCTTCCTGCTGCTTGTGCTCGTTCTAAACTTTTAGCGTAATGAATGTCTCTCATTGCATTTGATTCTTTTGGCTCTGGTGTTGTATCTTCTTTATTTTCATCTTCCGGAAGTGTAACATTAGCTGCATCACTAGATAAATAATCGTATACACCATAACCCAAAGCAGGATACCCAATTGTTCTAACAGCCCCTCTTCCCATACCGCCTTCACGACCCGCTTTTTCAAGAATTTTTTTACCAAAACTGTAGGTTCCTCTACCAATAGCAGCAGCTGGAACAACAATTTCAGGAGGCAAAGCTCTCATTACTTCTTCTTTAGCTTTTTCTGTTTTAGTTTTTTTCTCTGTAGTTTCTTTCTTTTTAGTATCTGGTTTCTTTTTAGTCTCTGATTTTTTAGCTTTATTTAGTGCGTCTCTAGCTTGATCTGCTTTATCTTTTAAAGATTTTATAATTCTTTTAATTACTCCTTTTTTGCCACTACCATCTGCAAACTTAGCTATGCCACCATTAGCCATCATCATTGGATCCATGTTAGCTATGCCACCTTCTTGGTATCTTGTAATCTCTGGAGTGGATATGCCCCTTCCTTGAATCATGTATCCTTGAGTTCCTGTATCTCCGCTATTCTGTGAATTAGCATATGCCTCAGCTAACATCGCTAAAGCTTTTATTCCTCTCTGGCCTTTAGTAAGTTCTTTTTTATTTACATCAGCAATATCTGTTTCAGCTTCATCTAATGCATCTTTTTCTATTACTTCAGTTTCAACATTAGATTGATCCCCAGAAATAAAGTTTCCTATACCAGATCTCATATCATCAATCATAGACCCCCTTATTTCTGGATCTTTTGCAAGATTATAAAGTTCTTTTGCATCTCTACCCATTTCAACCAACTCGCCTATTCCACCTTTTTTAGTTATGGAAGGATCTTCTTTAATTTCAGCTAAGGCTTCATCGCTATAAAGTTCAACAGGACCGATGTTTTCAATGCCTCTATTGTTGGTAGTTACTAAATCGGCTGCTTCCTGTCTTATCGCCATTTGCCCTGGTGTAGCCAGTATTCCTTTTCTTGTTGGTCCTAAAAGCAATCCATTAGCAGCTGCAATGTTTTCTGCAGGGTTTGTTGTAAATAAATCTTTTGCTTTTTGTCCTGCTCCTCTTTCAGCATTTTTAAGTGCCTCAACTTTGTTCATTGTCTTTCTTAATTTGTTTCCTTTAACTCCTGCTTGTAAAAGTTTTGCTGCAATTCCAGCGGGAGGAAACACCATTAATCCAGCTACTAAATAATCAACAGGATCAGTAGGATCAAATACTAAATCAGTAAAATCTCTAAGGTTTGCTCCTGAACCTTCTGCTGTTTTTTGATAATTAAAAAACCCTGAGTCCGCATCTCCACCATCAGCGTACGCAGCTATACCGCCATCAGCAAATCGTTTGTTGTAACGAACACCAGCTCCTTCCTCCTCTGGATTTACATAAAAACTAAAGCCATCGTCATCACCGTAAGTGTACTCATCGCCTCTTTTTTGTATGGGCAAATCAGTAACATTTCCTAATATGTTATTAATAAGAGCTTCTTCTGATTCTTCTGATCCTCTTGGTAGTCTAATTCCTAACGCTTCTTCTAGCTTTGCAATGCCTTGTTCCTTCATTGCGTCTTTAAATTGTTCTTCTTCGCTCATTCCCCCATTAGCGTATCCTCTGACCGGGCTTAATCCTGATGTAATACTCATTACAGCACCTTAGAATAATCTACAGCGTAGTAACCATCTTTAACTACCACTGCATCTGGTTTAACTTCTAATACTTCTTGAGCCAGTACGCCCTCAGCCGGTTCGCTTTCTGCACCTAGTTCTTTACCTTTGTCATTCCAATCCCACGTGTACCAACCAATACCAGGTTCTAGTTCACCAACTTTTTTAATGTTAGTTTTTAAATCTACATCAGAAGTAGCAGCAGCAGTACCACCACCTGAGCCATAATAAGCTCCAGCTGCTGCACCTACTGCACCTAAAATAGTAGCAGCAGAACTTGGTTTTTGATAACTACCACGTTGATAAGCACTTGTACCAGTACCGCCAGAGATACCACCCATTGGTGATCCAGCTAGTAACTGTTGACCTTGCATTAATCTTTGCATTGGCTCGCCTGCAAGTTGCTGTGCTCCAGCAAACTGTCTTGACAGTCCTGCTTGTTGAGTTGCTTGACCTTGTTGACCAAGTTGATTCAACATACCTACCTGTGTACCTAACTGACTCTGTCCTTGTTGTCCTAACCCGGCAATGCCTTGACCTATCTGGCCGTATTGTTGTCCTAACCCGGCTTGCATTTGTCCCAAGCCACCCAAAGCCTGTCCACCGGCTCCAATGCTAGATCCAAAGCCACCTAGTGCTTGACCTCTTTGTACTTGTTGCTGTCCTAGACCAGCCATCTGACTGCCCAATGCTGCTTGTTGTCCACCTATAGCAGCCTGTTGTCCACCTAGACCTGCTTGCATTGAACCCAATCCAGCCTGTCTGCCTTGCTGTGATTCAAATGCCTGTTGAGCTTGCCCTTGTGATTGACCAAAACCTTGGCTTCTTAAACCACCAATAGCTTCCGCTGCTCCTCTTCCTGTTTGTCTTGCTAATTCTTCTTGTGATATACGTCCTCTTGATCCACCAAACGCACCTTGCGATATGGCTCTGTCTCTAAGGCCTATGTCTTGTTGAGCTGAAGCTCTATTAATATCTTGTAATGTTTGTTGCACTACCTGGTCTTCATACGGATTCATAAATCTAGACGCAGAAGCTGGGTCGTACATTTTGGTTGAACCCAATGCACTTTGTTCGGCTCTTTGTAATGCACCTATGCCACCGGCTACAGTTTCTGCACCTGTGCCTATCATTCTTTCTGCTGCGTCTGAGAACCTTCCAGCTCCTCTTGTTAGATCAGATCCTTCTCTTTGAAAGCCCATGCCTTCTTGGATACCAGCTTGAGCCTGTGGTAAGTAGCCCATAGAAGCATCTAAATTAGCTTCTTGTTTACCAAAAAGCCCACCCGCTTGATCTAAGCTTTCTTGAAAGTTTCCTAATCCACCTGCTGCTTGACGAGCTTGTATTTGTAATGGCGTAAGTCCTGCCGTTTGTTCTATAGGTATGTCTCTTGCTTGAGATATTAAACCTTCGTATTCTCCGGGTGATCCAAAGTAAGATCCTAATAGTCTTCTAGAGTAGTCCTCCATGTATGGAGAGACAAAAGAATAACCAGTTTGAGGCGTGGTTATAACATCGGCTGGTGGAGCAGTGACTGTTTTACTACTAAATATTCCCATTACTTATACCTCTTAGCCATTTCTTCAGCTTCTTTTTGAAACTCATACATCTTACGAGCACCCATTAATCTTTGTTCGTATTCATCATCTGGACTTGCCCCAGCCATCATTCCTATGCCTCTAACAGCAGCTGAGTTAACTATAAACTCACCATCGCTTAACATAGCAGGAATTTTATCTCCTCGTTCACCACCTGGGCCTGTAACCAATTCTTCTCTTTCTGGAAAATCTTCAACGCCCATTTCTCCTGTGCCGTCAGCGTATGCATTAACGTAAGTTCCATCCTTAGCATACAATTGACTTTCTATACGCCTTGGTTGCATGCTGTCTATAAACGTAGCTTCTTTAGGAGGTGCTACTAATGGCGAGAAAGGAGTTCCTTTTATCTGTGAATATATTTTTGATACTTCACTTGGATAGAATCTATAAGCATCAGGAGTTTCATCTCTTGCATCAATTGAAATATTTTGCCCTGGATTAACGTTTTCAAAATTCATGCCTTGATACAAAGAACCTCGACCATCACCTACTTGTGCTCCTCCATACCCCCTAGCCAAACGATCTTCTTCGCTTATTGCAGTAGCAGTAGCAGTAGCAGGAGTAGTAGCAGCTGTTTGTTCTATTCCTAATACATCTCTCATGTAATTAAAGCCTGGGTTATTTGCTAAATATTTTTCAACGTTTCCAATGTTAGGTATGTATCCTCCTGAATCATAACCAGGTACATCGTAACCAAATCTATTTTCTACAAGGGATGGATTCTCTTTAGCCAAAGCTCTTATTCCTTTGTTTCCTTGTGATAAATCTTTCATTCTTAAATTATATTATTGTTTATGTATACCATTTTTCTATGTTCCAGTATTCACTACTGGTACCAAGGTTTATTGTAGTATTTCCTGCTGTTGTAATAGTAACAGAACCTACTAATGCTTGCAGTTCATAACCCTGTGGATTCACAGGTGTATGTAGCTGTATCCATCTATTGCCACTATATACTTGCAATACATCGATAGACGTATTCCATATTACATCACCTGCATTAAAAGCTAAAGTGGTAATATCGGAATCATTAAACTGTGGAGTTGAGTCAGGATCAAAGGATTCTAAATTTATTTCTAGTACTCTAACAAGACGATTAAACGTATTAGTATCTACATCTGTTGAAGCTAATGGCAGCCTAGTGTTGAGAAGTTTTGTCATTACCTTTTGCCATCAGGTCTAATTTCAAATCTGTTTGCTCCAAGTCTCCATGTAAACCCAGTTCTTGCTTCTGTATCTGCATCGTCATCTGATTGTGCCCTAAATACTATTTGTCTAGATCTTGCTCTAACGTAATTTTGTTTTGTGCTGCTAGTTACATTGTTAGTAGAGTTAGTGGTTAAGCTGTCCCCCGGAAAGTTTCTTGTTTTTAAAACAAAATTTATTTGTCCAGCGCTAGAATTGCTTCCAAAAAATTTAACGTCTGGAATAATTTTTCTTACAAAGCCAAACCTTTCTCCATCATCAATATCAATATCACCGGACTCAATAAAGACATTATCCATTGGAGACCCGTCATCATCATCACTGCTTTCGTGTGTGTAAATATAATTAACAGAACTGTCTTTGCCTGTTGCTCTAGGTTTTTCAAAAATACCATCGTCTAACCATGCTGTTCTTGATAGCTCTCCAATACTCCATACCTTTTCTAAATAATTGTATGCAACGTATCTGTCTATTTCTAGACTAGAAGAAGAAGGATAGAACCAACCAACTTCATTAAACTCTCTGTTGGTAAATGCCGTAACTTTAAATGATTGATTTGAATTGAAATCGTCAAGAACGTAGTTTAAAACAGAACATGACAATCTTTGTACTGATCCGTTGTATGTGTAAAAGCCATCTCTAGCCATCCAATAGACGCTATCAGGTGCATTAATAGCTCCATTAGGAGATATAAGGCCAACGTTCTCATTAATAAGATTAATCCCAAAAGTAAACGGAGCACCTACAAACTGCATGCTGTATAAAGCTGTGTCAGTCCATATAAGAGTTTCTTGTCTTGATCTTAATCCAGCAACAATTTGTGAACCAGATGAAAGTCTTAATGATCCTGCTGTGTTTGTAGAAGTGGGCTCCCATTCAGTAACGCTTTCTTGGTCAGAGAATGCTATTAGCAAAGGATCTATTGCTCCCGTCCTGGCACTGCCAACAATAGGGTCTGCACCTAATACAATAACGTGACGATCAATGTCACTAACAATAGTCTGAAGTCCTTTTGTTGGAGATAAATTTGCTCCGGTTAAAGTTGTAATGTCTACTGCTCTAGTAGTTAATCCTGAAGACTCATCCCAATAATATATTCCACCGGCTCTAGGATTAATAATTAAATCTTCTCCAAAAGCATCGTGTGACCACAATCTTAATTGATCTGTTGCAGATAAAGCTGTTGCAGATCCCCATGATCCAGCACCAAAAAGTCCTGCACCCCAACCGGTTGATTCTACATAAACATCTAGACCCACATTAATTTGATAAGCAGCGTCCGTTGCGCTTCCTCCATTACCTGTATCGCTACCATTAGCCGTAGCCGAAGCAGTAAAAGTATAGGTATTAGCAGAAGGCACTGCTGTTATTTGATGCTCTGTATTTAAAACACCCGCAGTAATAGTTCCTCCTAAAGAAACAGCATTGCTTATGGTTACAAAATCGTTAACAACAGCACCATGAGCATTATCTGTTGCAGTTATAACAGCACTACCATTAGTTGCTGCAAAAGTAGTAACGTTTAAATCAGTTGAACGTATAGGAGTAATGTCATTTAAAATATCACCGGTTGTAACATAATATTTAAAGGTAGTTCCTAAGCCTAAATATTTGGTAGCATCTAATGCAACCCATGCAGTTAAAGCTCTACCCGTTCCTTCATAATCTTCAGTTGTTGTCTTGTCCCAACCACCAATTTTTTCTGGTAACCCTTTTCTAAATCTAATTAAATTACCATCAGCCCATCCGCCTTTATCCATAAGATCAGTGGACTCTTTATTAATACCGGGATTAAATAGTAATTTAGTTAAAGCCATTCTTTACCCTCAAACAATAATGCTTCTGCTTGTCTTCTTATTATTAAACCATTTAAGACAACACCCCCAGCTTTGTTCCAACGTTTAATTTCTTGTGGAACTTCTTTGTATCTTTCTTGATTAAGAACAGTTAATAAAGTTGAATTTTTTAAATTTGTTGGACCTAAGTTATATACCCACGAACACAAAGCATCAAATTGATTTTGTTCTAACGGCACTTTAACCATGTTATTAATGTACCCTTCGTACTCAGGCATCTCTTCAGTAAGCATAAACTCTGCGTGCTCTTGGTTTATTTCATCACCTTCCTTTACTTCTTTGGTGTGGCCGTATCCAATTGTCCAAACTCCTACACTGTCTTGGTATGCTTTTAGTTCGCACCCTTCAAATCTTTTAATTAAAGCTATACCTTCTTGTGATATTTTCATTATATTGCTACGACTCCTGTTATCAAAGCTATCACAAGAGTTGCCATAAAACCAAAAGTTCCAAATGTTGCCATCTTTAAAGTTCCATTTAGTTCGCTCATTTCTTTTTTTATTTCGGCAGTTTCTCCAAAAATAGTTTTCCATCTTTCTTCGCACTTTGCTTCGTGTATTTTAAGATCTGATCCTACATCGTGTGCAGTTTTTCTATTCGCCATTTTTGTTATCCGAGCTGTTTGATGCACCAAAATAAAAACTAATAATAGCGGAAGCCAACCCACCTAAATAACCTAATACTAAGTTAATTAAAGCTTCGCTGTTCTGTTCAGGAGGTTGAAGGGTAACAAGAAATATGTAGCCCATGAATCCCCCCACAACAACAAGACCCATTATTCTAGCTGTCCAATCTTTACCAAATTTTCCTCTGGCGTCTTGTATGTCAGCAGTCTCTAATTTAAAAACATCTACTTCAAGTTCTTTCATTTGCAACTCAAAGCCTTGCTCTGCTTTTTTAAGCTCTAACATTTGCTCTGGAGTTGCTGCTTGTATTGCTTTGTTAATAGATTTTGGATCTGTTTGACATCCAAGAACTCCAGCAATTACAGAAGCTGCTTGACCACCTAACGGACCACCCAATGCGGAACCAAGAGTAGGAGCTAAAGCACCTACAACATTTTTTATTAAGTTAAAATTCATAATTTAGTTTGCCAAAGGGTTATCGTCTTGTTTATCTATCTCAATCCAGATTCTTTCAACGTCACTTGTTAGTGAAGCAACGCTTGCTTTAAGGTCGCTGTTGTCTGGAATAACTAATCCGTCTATTGACTTGTTCATGTAATCAACAGAAGTTTCTATAGCTACAAACCTTTCTTCAATAATCTTTTGAGCGTCTTCTGTATCGCCTATGCCACCTATCTGTGCTTCAAGGTTTTCTAATCTATTAACGTAGGTTGCCCCGGTGTACCCAAAGCCAGCTAAAGTACCTACGATACCTACCAGGGCTATGAGCTGTGTTGTTTTGTTTTCAAACCATTCCATAATGTCTCCTATAAGTTTGGCTGTAATTTTTTTAATTCAGTTAAAGTATTTATACTTTGCTCTGCTAAACCATAAAACGCTACAGTATTATCCGATATTGTATTATTAGTATAAATGCTTTTAGGTTCATACCAAAATTCTTTCTTGGGTACAGACACCATTCTGTAATTATTAAACCCTGGCAAAAATCCCATAACAGCAATAATAGCATTCTCTGATCCGTATTCTCCTGTTTCTTCTTGTCTTGTAGCTACTTGATCCTGAGCCGTTTGTAAATTTTTAGCCACAATATTATCAACTGTTGCTTCACTTTCTGAGTCAACGCTTACAGATGAGATGGATGTATCCATTTGTTCTTGTGTTGACTCTATTGTTCCACGTGAAACAACTACTTCTGTTGTTGTTGATTCTGTTTCAACAGAGGTAGAATTAAAAGAAGAGCTTGATACAGACGTACTGCTCATGTCTAAAACCTGATTGGTTTGAGCTGTAGAAGATGCAAATTGATCTGACATACTAGGAGAACTGCTAATGCTTATGCCGTTGTTAGATGAAGAACTTACAGAACTTGAAGAATTTCCAGAGGCAACACTATTGCCTGTTGAATGAATTGAATTTCCAGAACTTGTACCGCTAACACTTCTATTTGCTGTTGTTATTGTAGAGGCAATAACTCTAAGAGCCATTTCTCTACTAATAGAACTTTCTCCTCTAACGTTTTCTCTTTCAACAATTTCAAACTCTTCAGCAAAAACTTCTTCAAACTCTTCAGGAGCTTCTTCTCTTTCAATTCTTTCTTCTTCTATTTCAGCCTCTACAATACGTTCTTGAGCCTCAAAAATCTCTTCAACGGCTTCTTCTTCGTATATCTCCTCTAAGAACTCTTCTTCAGGTTCTTCTAAAGCTATAAATTCTTCTTCATTTCCTTCTTCAAAATGTTCATCGGTTTCTTCTTCAAACCATTCTTCTAATTCTTCAAGTGTATTAAATTCAATAAAAGTTTCTGGCTCACTATAGTCTTCAACTAAAAACGTTTCTTGAAATGTAAACTCATCCAATAATATTTCTTCTTGATGTTGGTGTTCTTGCTCTGTATCCCAGACATCCATTAAGACATCTAAATCTTCGTAGGAAGTTATAGGTGTGGAATCAAAGTCTACCATACCATCATCATTGAAACTTATATCTGTACCGAACCATTCATCAACCTGATCTTGCCCAAACTGTTCAGCATCAAGTTCGTACCAGTCTGCATCTGTATATCCTTCACATCTGTTTTCATAGCATGGGTCGTTAGGGTCTAGCCACTCATCAAACTCTTCGTCATACCACATGTCTTCTTCAGCATACCCATAATCTACATTATCTTCGTTAAAGAAAGCTGCTGAATCTTCTTGAGTGTAACCTGCACAAAATGGAGCATATTGTGGATTATCAGCACATTGTTGGTCATCATAAGCTTCCCAATACCTAGGACATGTTTCGCTGTGTAATTGCGTTATATCACATTGTTGGGTTAGGTAAGCTGCATCATATCCAGGGCAGCTAGAATTATTTAATGAATTGCTACAGTCAATAGCATTACCAGATCCGTATCCTAAAAGAGATCCGCCATTTTCTAATAGCGTATTTGATGATGAAGCGTTCCAATTTTCGCTAACGCAATTACTAGCATTGGTTGAGCCAGTACTGCATTGATCATAAAAAAGGTATTGATATATTTCACTTGATCCACTTCCTATTTCTCCTATAAGCACATCGTGTTTTTCTATATCCAGAAATCCATATCTGTATTCAAACGTGTCGTTGCCCCACAAGATAACTTCAAAGCTGTTGTTGGTGTTGTTACGGCCATACTCTTTCATGTCGTACCATCCAAATACAGTTTTATCTGAGTAAATTTTAGACAGAACAGATGATCCGTTGTCTCTAATAAGATCTGTCCAAAAAGGATACATGGTATAGGTGTGCTGTTCAGATAAAGGATCTGGAGTAAAGTCGCTACAGAAAACCCCACTAGTTTTAAAATGTAAGCAACCATTGGTGGCTACTCTGGCTTGTGTAAACTCTTGCCCGTAGTAATCAAACGTAAACCCTAAAGCAAAAGCGTTAGACACTCCATCATCAGAAACTCCGAGATTGGTAGTACCTGTAGCGTTGGTTAAATCTATTAAAGATTGGTTTGCTTCGTAAGTGTAAGAGGCTTCTGTTTTAAGGGATACTAAAAGAACTAAAAAACCTATTCCAACCATAGCTCCAATTATTAAGAGCTCGCTTAGTTTGTTCTTAGGCTTTTGCATCAAACTCTCTTACGCAAGTACTTTTTGATTTCTTTTTGCCGTTAGAGTTTCTTGTTTTTTTACATCTTTGAATATACGTATTCTTTACTTCTTTGTAATCCGGTCTGTCTTCTACGTTATTAGCCCACGACTTTATAGCTTCTTTACCTATTTTACCTTTGTATGGACAAGGAGTTCCTGCCATTTCCATAGCTTTAAATACTCTAGAATCCTGGCAAAGAATAGAAACAGAAGCTACTTTCATACCTGTGTCATACAGATACTTAGAAAGTTTTAGCCTTTCACAATTTTCATCCTTTACCGTCCCCCCGGTAGAAAATCCAAACACTTGACCTTGAAATGCTCCTGACCTACCTACTGTGCATAAGTCCTGAGAATAAGACATGATGCTTGGTGCAATTGCTGAGGCAGGCGGAGCTTTACTGGTTACATTCTGATTAATGGTCTGAGTTGAATTGGATTCATTAATATTCTTATTAGTATTTTCAGATGTTGAATTGTTGTTATTTTGATTTACGTTATTTGTTTGAACATTAGAATCAGACTTAGACGTATTAACGTTAGTATTTTTATTTGTATTACTGTTGTTAGCAGTAGAACTACTGGTGTTTGTAACGTTTTGATTAACAGTAGAATTTACTGTTGAATCGGAAGTTGAATTGTTGGTACTAACGTTAGTATTGGCGTTTGTATTTGTACTAGTGTTTGTAGCATTTGAATTGTTAGTATTAACGTTTGTATTAGCATTTGTGCTTGTATTTACATTTGTGTTTTCATTTGTGTTTGCATTTGTACTTGTGTTGACGTTTGTATTAGCGTTTGTATTTGTATTTACATTCGTATTGTTATTAGTATTGGTGTTTGTATTTGTATTATCAGTAGTAGTCGTGTTGGTCGTGTCCAATACATTATTTTCACAATACTGAGTTCCGCTATCACAAGGCGTATCATTATTTTGTTCTGAGGATTGAGTACTAAAACTTAAAGATACTATTGATAATAATATTAATGAACGAAAAAAATTATGTTTCATTTGGAACATAAACTCCTATTTCTATTAATTTTTTACGATTAACTAAATGTTCATCTTCAACATCTGATTTAGCTTGGCCATGATAAGTAACTGCTAAATGGTTTTCTACTAGAGCCTGGTTGATGTTTACACCATCGACCCATATAGTTCCTAAGACTCTTCCAAACTTTCCTCTAGAATCTTTTAAATGAGTTTTAATAACTACTTTTTTGCCATTTTCTATGGAGTCTTTTAAAAAATACTTTGCCAGGTTACCTCTGGCTTTTTCATCAAGATCTCTAGTACGGCTCTCCGGGGTATCTATTGCATAAAGCCTAATTGTACTCTTGTATAAAACATCAAAGCCCACACAAATTATTGCTTTGACAGTATCCCCATCAACAACTTTAGTAACTTCGCAATCGTACTCGTACATTACTATTTCTTAGTAGGCCTTCCTTTTTTCTTTTTAACTTCTACAGTAGTGTATGCTTCGTTAACATCTGGTGTATCTTTATCATCAGCAACGTATTGACCTTTTTTATCTTTAGCACGAACTACCTTTTCTTCAACACCTCTATATACTTGAGATATTCTTTTTAGAGTTTCTTTGTATGTTTTTGAAAACCATTCCATTACTCCTCTCCTATGGTTTTGGTTTCTGTCTCTAAAACTTCATTTGCAACTTCTTTGGTTGTTTCTATAAAAGCATTTTTAAACACACTCAAACTAGCCATAACTTGATCCAGTTG